GCTAATGTCGATTTAGTGGCAGGTGGAGTTCCAACAGGAACAACAATACCAAAATTTGATGTTATCATTCCACCTAAAGGAGGACATGGTGCAGATATTTACAGAGAACTTGGTGCGTATAATGTTCTTCTATATTCCAGAATAGAAAATGACAACGAAAATCCTGATTTTATAACAGGAAATCAAATAGCAAGAGTTGGAATAGTTCAGAATCCGGAACAATCTGCAGGTACAACATTATCTGCCGACAAAGTTAGTGCCGTATATGCACTTAGATTAACTGGCGCAGGTTATAGTTCTGCAACATTTACTGCAGATTCATACGTAACACAAACTATTGCAACTGGAACAACGGCTGTCGGTAGAGTTGTAAACTATGACCAAACAACAGGAGTCCTAAAGTATTGGCAAGATAGAAGTCTTGCAGGATTTAATACAGTAGGTACAGCACAAACTTTACCAAAATATGGATTTGAACTTAAAGAGTTTACATCATCTCCAGGAACTGGTGGAAATATAACAATCATTCCATCATCTGGTTCAAACTTGGCAATAGATACATCATTTACTGGTATCAGTACTGTAATAAATAATAGAACATACTATCTTGGTCAAACTTTTGTTAGTGGTGTTGCTGGTCCAGAAGTAAGAAAACATTCTGGAAATGTTATTTACGTCGATAACAGACCATCAATAACAAGATCATCCAATCAAAAAGAAGATATTAAAGTCATTTTGCAGTTCTAAAGAATTATGTCTCAGCAAACGAATCTCAACGTAGCTCCCTATTTTGACGATTATGATCCAGCAAGTGATTATCATAAAGTCCTCTTCAAACCAGGATATCCTGTTCAGGCAAGAGAATTAACAACCTTACAGTCAATACTGCAAAATCAAATTGAAAGGTTTGGTCGTCATTTATTTAAAGAAGGTGCCAAGGTAATACCAGGAAATACTTTATATAATTCAAAATATCCTTGTATTCAATTGAATACAACTTATCAGGGTGTTCCTGTCGCGGCTTATGCGGACCAATTAGTAGGAACAAAGATTACTGGTCAATCTTCGGGAATTTCTGCTTTTGTTGATAAAATTTTACTACCTCAAGATTCGGAAAGAGGCGTTTTAACGTTATATATCAATTATTTAAATTCTAGCACCACAAATAATTCATCAGAAACTTTTTTTGATGGAGAACTTCTTACTTGCAGTGCTACACTAACTTCAGGTTTATTGGGAAATACTTCCATTACATCAGGAAGTCCTTTTGCAATAACTATAGAAAATAATGCTGCTGCAATTGGATGTGCTTATTCAATTCAAGATGGCGTTTATTTTGTACGTGGAAATTTTGTTAATGTACAAAAAGAAACTTTAATTCTTGATCAATATTCAAACACTCCAAATTATAGAGTTGGTTTATATGTCCAAGAGGATATTGTAAATGCAAATATTGACGAAACTTTAAATGACAATTCTCAAGGATTTAACAACTATTCAGCTCCTGGTGCAGATAGACTTAAAATATCTTTAAGACTATTTAAAAAATCTTTGGATGATAATAATGACAATAATTTTGTAGAACTAGCCAGCCTGAGAAATGGAAAAATAAGTTCTGTTTATGAAAGGGGTGATTTAGGGGGAGGTCCTGGATATAATGAAGTTATTGATCTTCTTGCTAGTAGAACTTATGCAGAATCTGGAGACTATTTTGTAAAGCCATTTGATATAAATTTAGTAGATTCTTTAAATGATGATGTTGGAAATAGAGGTTTATTTCAAACAGGACAACTAACTTATAACGGATCTGTCCCATCTGACGATTTAGCAGTTTATCAGATCTCTTCAGGTAGAGCATTTATTCGTGGTTACGATTGCAACGTTCCAAATCAAACTTTTCTTGATGTAGATAAACCAAGAACAACAAAAACTTTAAAAGACCAATCTATAATTTATAATACAGGACCAACATTAAAACTCAATAGAGTGTATGGAAGTCCAATTTTAGGAATTGGAAATACTTATGCATTAAGCTTAAGAGATCAAAGAAGAGCATCTGGAATAGCAACTGTAGGAAAGGAAATTGGTGTTGCTAGGGTTTATGATTATAGATTAGAGTCTGGTTCTTATAGTGCGTCTAATGCAAATACTAACCAGTGGAATATTTCCTTATATGATGTTCAAACTTTTACAGATCTTACTTTAAATTCTGCAGTAGATTTATCTGTACCAACTTATGTAAAGGGTGCTAATAGTGGTGCAACAGGATTCATAAGATATGGCGTCTCCTCCGGAGTAGCAGTAACCGTATATAATACTATTGGAGAATTTATTCCAAACGAGTCTTTAATTTTTGATGGAATTAGTAATGGAAGAATTGCAATTGCAGTCACAGCATATTCTATATCTGATGTAAAATCTGTTCATGGAACTAACAACGGAATTGTGGGTGTTGGATCTACTTTCCTCGGAGATGTAATTCAATCAATAGGATATAATGTTGGTATTGCTACAATTAGTGCAGCAGGTGGTGGAATTAGCACAGTAAGAAGTTCAAATCAAGATTTTCCAGGAACTATTGTAAGAAAAAATAATCTAGTACAATATACCAACCCAGCAAGCCCAAATATTAATTATGCTAAAGTAGTTAGTGTTGGTGCTACATCTATTGTTATTGAAGCAGTAACTAATGTTACTGGGGTTGTATCAGGTGATCTCCCAACCTCTCAGTTAAATGTTACAGACTTTAAGGTTTTGGCAACAAAACTTGAAAGATCTACCGATAATACTTTATATACAAGATTACCAAAAGTAAATATTGCATCTGTAGATTTAACTAATGCACAATTAACCATTAGGAAGACTTTTACAGTTAATATTTCTGGAAATCAACTTTCCTCTCCAGTCAATGCAGGAACAAATGAGACTTTCTTAGGATTTGATGAAGAGAGATATTCTTTAATCAGATCAGATGGAACAACAGAAGAATTGACGGCAGATAAATTTGCGTTCCTACTTGGAGGTTCCCAATTACAAATTTATAATTTGGGCAGTAATGATACTGGTGCAACATTAACAGCAACTCTAAGAAAAATTAAACCCAAAGCAAAGGAAAAAATTAAAAATAGAGTTAATAGCATTACCATCACAAAATCAAAATATTCTGCTTCTGGAATTGGCTCTACAACATTAAATGATGGTTTATCTTATGGAAACTATCCTTTTGGAACTAGAGTTCAGGATGAGATTTTGTCATTGAATGTTCCAGACATCATTGAAATTCACGGAATTTTTGAATCAACTAGTGCTTCGGATAACGCAACTGCTCCAAGAGTAGTTTTATCTTCAATTATAAGCGAATCAACAACAACATCTGAACTTATAGTTGGAGAACTTATAAAAGGACAAACAAGTGGTGCCGTTGCAATAGTTGCAGAAAAACTCACAGATTCTCAAATCTCTTTTGTTTATAAAAACCAAGGTGGATATAGATTTAAGGAAGGAGAAACCCTGACATTTGCAGAATCAAATGTTACCGCAACTGCTCTCACAATAGATTCTCCAAGTTTTGATATATCACACAATTATACTTTTAAAACTGGTCAGCAAGACACATATTATGGATATGGTTCTCTGATAAGAAATGAACAATCACAAGAGCCATCCAAAAAGTTAAAAGTATATTTCTCCAATGGATACTTTGATGCAACCGATGATGGAGATATTACAACTGTAGAATCATATAAGCAGTTTAATTATAGTAAAGATATTTTATCAGTTGGAAATGTTTCTCCAAAAGACACTATTGATATTAGACCAAGAGTGTCGCAATTTAATGTTCAAGAAAATGCTCGCTCTCCTTTAGAGTTCTATGGAAGAACATTTAATCCATCTCTTGGATCTGCCAAAAATATTTTGGCATCTGATGAAACAATACTGACAACATTTTCATATTATCAGGGAAGAATTGATAGAATTTTCTTAACAAGAGAAGGGGTTTTCCAAGTTAAATATGGACAACCTTCTGATAAACCAGAAATGCCGGTTTCTGTTGACGAGGCACTTGAAATAGCAACAATAACTTTCCCACCATATCTTTATAGAACAGAGCAAGCATCAATCAAATATCTTGAGCATAAAAGATATAGAATGGTTGATATTAAGCAACTCGAAACCAGAATCAGAAATTTAGAGTATTATACAACTTTATCTCTACTTGAAACAAATACTGCAAACTTGTTTATTCCAGATGCAGATGGATTTAATAGATTTAAATCTGGATTCCTTGTTGATAATTTCTCATCATTTATTTCTCAAGAAACAAATTATGGAATTAAAAATAGTATAGATTTAACAAATAAAGAACTTAGACCAGCTCACTATACAAATTCAATAGATTTGATTTTTGGTCCAGTATCAAATACAAGTCCAACTGAGTTCAGTCCTATTGAAGGGGTTAATATAAGAAAATCTAATGATGTCATTACTCTCGATTATGCTGAAGTTGAATGGTTGAAGCATTCGTATGGAACTAGACTTGAAAGTGTAACTCCTTTCTTGGTCAATTTCTGGGAAGGAACATTAGAATTAACCCCAGAATCAGATACTTGGGTTGATACTACAAGATTAGAAGCTAGAATTATTGAAACTGAGGGTAACTATGCTCAAACTGTAAATGATTTAGCTAGAACCGACAATTTAGACCCCCAGACAGGTTTTGCTCCTGTTGTTTGGGGTGCTTGGGTTGCAAACTGGACAGGTGCAACTCAAATTGTAAGAAGTACAACACAAACCAATGAATGGCGTGGTGGAGATGGTTGGGCTGAGCAAATAACTAGACTCAATACATTTGAAGAAACTAGAGAGGCTGGAAGTGAATCTAGAACTGGAACTCAAATAGTTGTTACTGAACAATTTGATAGA